TCCTGCTGCTGAAGCAACTGCTGCAATTCTAAGAATCGCATAGGAGATAAAACATGGCCTCTATCCAAGGATGGGGCCGAGAAACTTGGAACAGTGGTGCGTGGAACCAACAGGCACCTGTTTCTGTTACAGGTAATGGCCTCACGTCATCTCTGGGAACTGAGACAGTTGCGACTGATCAGAACATATCTGTAACTGGTGTTGGTTTAACATCAACTGCTGGAACTATTACTGCTGTTGGTATTGCTGAAGTAAATCCTTCGGGAAATTCTCTTACATTTAGTATCGGAACTGAGACAGTATCAACAGATCAGAACATATCTGTAACTGGTAATTCTCTTACTTCTTCTGTTGGAGATGAATCACAATCAGTAACATCAACAACTGGTTGGAATCGTGATACAGATGTAAACACAGGAAACTCTATTGGATGGGGTGATCAACAATGGAATGCGGTAGGTGGTTCATTTGCTCTTACAGGTCAAGCACTTACTACCTCTTTAGGGACAGAAACAGTTGCCACTGATCAAAATATATCTGTAACTGGAGTTTCAACAACTTCATCAATAGGAACTTTCTCAATATCAGGTGACTCACAAGTAACTGTTGTCGCTGCAAGTGAACCTCAACTTGATATTTCTTTAGGTACACCAGAAGCTGATCCAGAATTTGTTGTATTCCCTTCTGGTAATGCAATGACATCTGCTGTTGGCACTGTTGGAACATCAGTATTTGTTACTGGTGTTAATATGACCTCTTCTTTAGGAGATGAAACGCAAGAAACTAGCTATGAAGCACCTAGTGTATCAGCTACAATATCTTTTGGAGTATTAAATATTCGTACAGATGTTAGCTTTACACCGACTGGAGTTTCTGCTACAAGTAGTACAGGTAATCTACAAGGAACTTTCTGGTCTGAAGTAGATGATTCTAACTCGGATATAAGTTGGACAGAAGTCCATAAAGCCGCATAAAAGTTTTGACAAACTTTAAAATAATTATTAAAACTTTATTAGGAGATTAAATGAGTTCAACTTATTCAACTGGCTTACGAATAGAGCTACAAACATCAGGAGAGAATTCGGGTACCTGGGGTACTATTACGAATAACAATTTCTCTCAAGTTTTTGAGTTCGCTATTGCTGGTGTTTATTCTAAAGCAATTACTACAGGAACTTCAACAACGCTTACAAATGGCGATGGTCCTCAAACTCAAGCAAACAATGAAGCTAGACAAAATCAATTAATTTTAACAGGTACAGTTTCTACAACTCACACTTTACAATTCCCAGCTACACAAAAAACTTATGGTATTTACAATAACATTTCTGGTGGTGCAGATATTTCTGCTAGATTAGGTGCTTCAGGAAACACTGTTACCATTACAAATGGTAAGTACAGAATGGTGGCTACTGATGGTACTAACTGGTATGATATTTTTTCTCTTGCTGGTTTAGGTGAAGCTTGGCAGATTAAAACCAGTAACTATACAGCATCAGATGGAGATAATCTTTTCGCTGATACATCTGGTGGCGCATTCACAATTACTTTACCTTCTTCTCCTTCAATTGGAAATCAAGTAAAAATTATTGACGCTGAAGGAACTTTTGGTACAAACAATTTAACAGTAGGTCGTAACTCACAGAAGATACAAGGATCAGCTGCAGATTTAACAATTAGCACTAACGGTGCGGGCATTGCTCTGGTATATGTAAACAGTGACAATGGATGGAGGTTGAAATATAACGACTAATGGCTAACTTACAAGATATAGTAAATAGAAGTGAAGTAGGCGCAATTAAGCCTTGGACTAAAACTACAGCTCCAGCAGGTTACTTATTATGTGATGGTTCGGCTGTATCAAGATCAACATATGCAGATTTATTTGCTATTGTTTCTACTACTTATGGATCTGGTGATGGTTCAACAACTTTTAACGTTCCTCAATTACAAGGTAAAATGCCACAAGGTTATGATGGTAATACGTACAACTTGGCTGGCACTGGCGGTGCAAATACCGTTACAGTAGCTGTTACTAATAACCAAGCTGCTACAAATGCTACAAACCAAACTGTTACTGTCACAGGAAGTATTGACAATACAAGTTTGACTTTAGCTCAAGTAGCTGCCCATTCTCATGGTCCTTCCAGAAACGCTTTAGACTTAACACCTACTGGAGGTAGCTTTCCAGTGCAAGTTGGTGGTAACAGATCATTTGGTGTTTCTCCTACAGACTCACAAGGTTCAGGAACGGGACATAATCACTCTCATACTTTATCAGGAACATTGACTGGTAATATTACAACAAGTTTAACTGGTACAGTCACAGCGGCAGGTACAAATTCATTTTCACCTTTTGTGGTGGTTAACTATATTATAAAACATTAGGAGATACACATGGCAACACAAATAGTAATAGGAAATGGAAGTCACATTTTAATTGATGATTCATATCTTATTGAGTGGGCAGATAAAGGTAAAAATTGGGTTGATGCTTGGTGTCCAAACACTATTCACGCAGTTATCTGGAATAATTTAACAGGACAAAATGAAATTCAAAACAAAGATGCTTCTAATGGAATGATGACAGGAAATACTAATTTAAGTGCTACTAGCGACGCTGTAGGATCTACTACTATTGCAGGTTTATTAACTTGGGCTGAAACAAGAAAAGGTCAAATAGAAGCTGCTAAAGTAGCTCATAAAGATGCAGGGTCTCCTGAAGATAAAACCTGGATAGACTACGATTCAAATTACTCCTAAACCTCTTCTTTAATATCTGAATAAGGACCATTTACATCAACATAATGTATAAATAATTGATGATGCCAATATTCTTTTGGTTGATTAAAAACAGGTCTCCAATGTTCTATTTCGCAACCTTTGTAAATAACACCATCTCCTGAATTTATAACTATAGGTTTATTTCCCATGCATAAAGGCCATTTATAATTAGGGTCTTGATAAAAATATTTTAAAGTTATTGATGCACTTATCTCACATGCATTTCTATCTTTATGTTTTACAAGTTCTGCTCCGCCAAGATAAATTCTATTATAAGAATATGTTGGTTTTAATTTTAAATTACTTTCTTTTTCCATAATAGGAAGTAAATAATGAATAAGATGATTATAAATATCAGAGTTTCTTGAGTGATTAGCAGACGATAAAGGAACTTGATCATCACCTTTGGTAAAGTTTTTTAAACTATAAGAAGTTAAAAATTCAACCATATCGGCTGACAACATTTTATTTACATATTTGTATTTATTTTTTTTTAATGTATCCATGTAATTATTGAGTGTCTATCACCATTGGAGACAGGAGTAACAGCATGAGGAAAACAAAAATTACTAGGAAAAACAACAGCTGATCCTTTTTTCTTTTTTATGGTTAAAGAAGAATCTCCAAAAAAACAAAAATCACCTCCATCGTAAGTATCATTTAGAATAAATGAAATACTTAAAACTCTTGGGTATAAATCAAAATGATCTGAATGCATCTTGTATTCTCCTTTTTCACTACCGAGATAAACTAAGTGTTCATATCCTGTATCTTCACATGTTAAACCTGTGTGAAAAAAAGGATGAGTTTGTTTATATGAATTTAAAATTGATCCAATAGCATTAAATATTTTTTCATGAAATTTTTTATCTAAAGGCCTACCAAAACATTTTCTTGATTCGTTTACTTCTGAGTCAGATACTGTTGACCTATTCCAATTTTTTTTATCATAAGTTTGTACTATACTATCACATGTTTTTTCATCTAATATATTTTCATATCTTACAATATAATCTTCTATCTTAATCATTTGTAACTTTTTTTACTCCAAAACATTGTTTTATATTTGTCAGACCATTTACTACTTAAAAAATTAAGAGTTTTACTGTGTAATTTTTCTAAATAAAAACCAGACCACATTTTGTAAGATTCTCTTTTAAATGGTATTATTTGAACCATAGGTTCTCCTTTTTTAATTACAAATTGTTCGTCTCTTTTATGCAAAATAAAAGGAAAGTTAATTGTATTTATATATGTATCAGTATCCACTATGCCTGCTATTATTTCAAATCTAGATTCTAATCTATTCATTGGTTTAATAAACAAACAACTGTATCCAGGAGGTGTTTTAATTAACCATTTGTTATGAAATTTTCCTGCGTTATTTCCAGTAGTCTTCTTCCATTCTTCTGGTAATTGTGTTTGGTTATGATAACCAAAATCATTCTGTTCTCTATTAGCTGGTGTTACACTAAAATCATCTTCAACAGGATCTACTAAATAGTCTTGATCAAATGGCATTATATACCCTGCTGTTAAAGAATCTAAAAAAGGCATACAGGTTTTTACTGTTGGCGAATGTAAATTATTGTCTTTAAATCTTTTTAATTTTTTATATTCCTCTGGTATAAATTTTGATGCTGGTTGAGGATGTGGCCATATATCAAGCATTTCCTTGTTACTTGCACAAAATGTAATTTTTTTACTAAACAAGTTTTTGTATAAAATTAAAAGACATAGATCTTCTAATCTCTCCTTTTATTTTTGTTTTGAAAGGCATAACACAATGTTGATGTCTTGCTTCAAATATATAAAAATGACCTACTTCAGGTTCCATCCATGCCATGTTTGTACCATTAACATCTGTAAAACCTAATTGGCCATCTCTAAATTTATGAGGATCTTTTACATCATTAATAAATTCTGGAACTTTTAAAAACATTACACTAGACCAACCAGTGTTATCATGATGAGTGTGAGGAGGATTATATTCCCCTTCTTTCATATCGTTTATCCAACAACTTAAAATTTCTAATTCTTTAGTTCCTTTAAATAAATTTATTTTTTCTAATGTTTCAATATAGTCATTCATACAATCTACTATATGTTTAGCTATTTTTGTTTTTACTATAAGATGTGTAAACTCCAATTCAGAATCTAATCTACCCGCTAATCTTGGACCCATAGTTTTTAGTTTTTCTCTATGGTTTTCGTATTTATTATTTAAATCATCAATAGCCTTTAAAGGCATATCATATCTTTTAACTATTCTTCCAAATACGTTTGTTTGTGCTTTCATTCCTTTTTCTGTCTCTTTCATAACATAATTTTACTGTCAAGAAAACAATTATGAAAAGATTGCTTGATATATTCTATACACATGTTTAAATTAGATCTCACCCAAAAATTACAAATCAAGGAGATATTATGGAAAATCAAGAAGTATTGAAGGCTATAGCTACCCTTGCTGATAAGGTGAGCAAAAATCATTCACGCATAATTGCATTAGAAAG